ACTGCTAATCCAACTAAAATAGGCATTGCAAAACTAAAAATATCTGCTAATTTTTGCATAGCTACTGCTTGGGCTTCAGAAGCCGATAATGCTTTAGCTTGAGCTTCTGCAGCTGCTGCTTCCCTTGCTAATTCTTCATCTTTTTGAGTTGCTAAAGCTTCTCCATTTAATACCTGATCGGCTAATTGATCAGCTGATAAACCTAAAGCGCCTGCTAAAGCCTGTTGTTGAATAACATTCATGCTTTGTAGTTTTTCTAAACTACCTGCTTGGGCAACAAGTTCCTTCATTAAAGTTTCTTGATCACCCGTTAATGCTGCTTGTCTTGCTGCTTCTAAATTTAAATCTCTACCTATTAATAATTCAGCCTCTAATTCTTTTGCTATGGATTCTTCAAAATTTAATAATTGACCAGCGGCTCCTGTTATAGCATCCATTTCAACACCTAAGGATTTAGCAACAGATACTGCTTTAGCTAGTCCTCCTGGGAATTTTAGGATATTTAATCTTGTTTGGCCCGTTATTTGATTAGCTTCATCTAAAACATCTTTTAAATTTAATCTAATACCTAATTCTTCTTCGGCTGCTAATACAGAAGCAATCTGTTGATCCTCTAATTCTTCAAATGATTTACCAGTAGCAAGGGCTAACACACCCATATTACCTACTGCTTCCTCTGATAGTTTTAATCTTTTTAATGTTTCGGCTGCAGCTGCTGTTGTTTCTTTATCAAAAGTTAAAGCTACACCTCCTAAACCTTTATTTAAAGCATCAATTGCCTCAATTTGATCTGATATTGTTATTCCAAATGTACCAGCTTCTAAACTAGCATCTCTTAATTCTCCTTTAAGAACATTAGCTTCATCTTTTGAAATACTTAAATTACGAGATAAATCAGTTACTTTTTGATCTATTTTTATAGCAAATTTAAATATTCCAGAAGCTGCCTTAAAAAGCCCAGCAGCAAACAATGCACCTGTATCTAAACCTTCAACTAAATTTTTAAGAACTATTGCATTTTTTTCTCCAAATTTAAAATCTTTACCTGATGCTTCTAAATCTTGGATTTCTAAATTAGCTTTTTTAGTGGAATTTTCAAAATCTATAAAAGTTTCTAAAGCCCCTAATCCAAATTGTTTTAAAACCTGAGAAGTTGATTTAGCAATTTTACCTAAAATACCTAACTGTTCCTCTTGTTTATCATTTAATTCTTCTTGGGCATCAATAATTTTTAACTTACCATCATAAGCTTCCTCTATTTTGAATATGGTTGCTGCACTAATTTTAAAACCTTCTCTTTCTAAAACCTCGATCTTCCTTAATACTGTTGATCTTTCCCTTTCAATTTTAGCTCTTTCTTTTTCTATATCTTTAGTAGCATCCTGACCTTTAGCTATCTTATTAGTAATTTTATCGACACCTTCAAGGCCTTTTTGTGATCTTCCTAAACCACTTTCTAAATCCTTAATAAATTCTTTAGCGAAATCTTTCCCTTGATCTGTAGCTTTTTCTAGGGGTTTTTCTAAATTACCTTCTATTGAAGTTTTTAATACACCAAAAGCATTATCTAAACCAACAACATCTTGCCTCAAG